GTCGATAAAGACCAGCGCCAGATCGGGAAGGTTCAAGAGTTGGCGTGCGGCTTTGCAGGCGGCGTCGGTGCGTTCGCCAGCATGGGCCGCATCTACGGCTTGCTGATGTCGGAGAGCGACGCGAAGCGCATGGTGGACGCATGGCGCAGGGCTAACAAGTGGGCTGTGCCTTACTGGTCTGGCCTTGAGGACACCTATATGCGCGCCATGCGGAACAAGGGCCGTGAGTTTACCATTGGCCGCGTCACATATTTATTTGATGGATTGCATCTTTGGTATGCGCTTCCGTCTGGACGTGTGTTATGTTATCCTTTCGCCCGTTTCGACGAGGAAGGCAATCTGACCTATGCCAAGGCTTCATGGAAGCCAGCCGCAGACGCTAAGGAATGGCCTAGGGCGCGGCTCTGGCGCGGTCTGGCGTGTGAGAACATCACGCAGGCTGTCGCTAACGACTTGCTGCGCCACGCCTTGCGTCGATTGGATAACGTAGTGTTGCACATCCACGATGAAATCGTCTTGGAAGTGCCAGAGGATGAAGCCGAAGCCGCCGCAGCGCGGCTGGTGCAGATTATGTGTGAGCCGCCACCTTGGGCGTCGGGTTTACCCCTGAACGCAGAAGTGGCAATAATGGAACGATACGGCAAATAGAGGAGCAAGCGATGAGTGAGGATCGCACGAAATTTATAGAGTATATAACCGGATTGGCGACGGACAACGTCGGCGAGACAGCTTTAGTTGTGCGGCAGAAGCCGCAGCATGACAGCGACGGCAACATGATATTCCACGCAGACGGCGCGCCGAAGGCCACCTTCCCTGCGTTCCTGCCAGAAAAGACCCGCATGAAAGAAGGCGAGGCATGGTATGTCAACACAGGTTCGTTCATCGTTGGCCGCTTTGTAGACGGCAAGCCAGCCGCCAAGTCCAGCAACGTCGAGTATGTGTTGTTTATGATGCTGGATGATGTCGGCACTAAGTCAAAGACGCCGCCGCTTGACCCGACATGGATACTGGAAACCAGCGAAGGTTCGTTCCAGTGGGGCTACGCGTTCAGCGAACAGCCCCGCAAGGGCGACTTCTGCGCTGCCATCAAGGCCATTGCGGACGCTGGCTACACCGATCCGGGCGCGACTAACGCCGTCCGCAACTGCCGCATCCCCGGCAGCGTCAACCTGAAGCAAGGGCGCAATAACTTTCCTGCGCGTCTGGTATCGTTCAACCCTGAGCGTGAATATACGCTGGATGAAATCTGCAAGGCGCTGGACGTTACGCCAGAAGAAGGCGACACAGCCGAATATAAAGCCGTGCAGTTGCGCGACAATGGGCTTGACAACGTCCTCACATGGCTTGCGGACAACAACCTAGTCCTTAGCCATCCTAACGCTGACGGCTGGTGCGGCATCGTCTGCCCTAACCATGAGCAACACAGCGACGGCATGGTCGAGGCGCGCTACAAGCCGCTCGACCGCTCGTTCTGCTGCTATCATGGGCATTGCCAAGACTTAGACAGCCGCACCTTTCTTGATTGGGTAGCCAATGAAGGTGGCCCGAAGGTAACGCCGGGCTTGCGTGATGAACTAATCGCAGAGCGTCTGGCGTCGATGTATGAGAAAATCGCGCCGACCGAAGCCTTCCCCGATGAGGCCGCAGCGCGTGTGCGTGAGGTCGAGAAAAAAGAAGCAGGACGGCTGGAACAATCTGAATGGTTCGAGCGTTTCGCATACATCCAGTCCGACGATAGCTATTTCGACATGGTGACGCGTCAGGAGATAGCCCGCAACGTCTTTAACGCGTTGTTCCGTCACGTTGACTGCCGTTCCATCCACAAGAAGACAAACCGCGTGCAGGCGTCCATCTATTTTGATGAGCGCCGTCAGGATCGCGGCGCCCCTGCGCTGTCGGCTGTGACGTTCGCCGCTGGCGATGACGTGCTGGTGACGCGTGACGGGCTTGTCTACGGCAATCGCTGGACAGACGGACGGCCTGATGTGTCGGGCAGCGACAAGATTGCAGACCATGACGTTGAGCCTTGGCTAGAGCATTGCCGCAGTCTGGTGGCGGATGATGTCGAGTTAGACCACATCCTTGACGCTATGGCGTTCAAGATACAGCACCCTAGCGTCAAGATTAACCATGCCATCCTGATTGGCGGCGATGAAGGCGCTGGTAAGGACAGTATGTTCCAGCCGTTCCTGTGGGCGCTTGGCGGCAAGCATTGGCGCAACAGGTCAGTCATTGAGGCTGGCGGGTTGGACAGCCAGTGGGGTTATGCGCTTGAGGCTGAAGTTGTCATCTTGAACGAGTTGAAGGAGCCAGAGGCACGCGAACGCCGGGCGATGGCTAACAAGCTAAAGCCGCTCATCGCTGCGCCGCCTGAGACGCTGTCGGTCAACCGCAAGGGTATGCACCCCTATGATTTGGTCAACCGCCTGATGGTGATTGCCTACACGAACGATCCGCTGCCTATCACGCTGCCGACGCAAGACCGCCGCTGGTTCTGCGTGTGGACGCGCGCGCCGCGTATGACGCCGACCGCAGCCAAAAAGCTGTGGGGCTGGTATGAAAGCGGCGGCTATGAGAAGTGCGCCGCTTGGCTGCATCAACGTGACGTGTCGGCGTTCAACCCTGCGGCTGCGCCGCCAGTGACCGAATGGAAGCTAAACATGGTCGAGCATGGCATGAGCGTTGCGGAAAGCTATCTTGTGGACATGATGCGCGAAAGGGCTGGTGTGTTTGCCAATGGTGTCATTGGTGGGCCTTTCCACCGCATCTGTGACGCGCTGGCGATTAACGTCCCTGCTGGCGTCAAGATACCACAGGCGGCGCTGCTTCATGCGCTCAAAGAAGCTGGCTGGGTTGACATGGGCCGGATCGGTTCGACTGAATATGTGACCAAGAAACATATCTTTGTCGCGCCAGACGTGAAAAAAGGGAACAAATCAGACTTGCGCCGCTTGGCGGAAGACTTGCCTAAGTCGAGCATCATGCCGTCGATAGGCAAGAATTGACAACCATTTGGTTGCAATGATATATGGATAGGGTCGGTGATGCTCCGCTGACCTTTTTAAGCCCCCTGCGTCCTCACTCCGCAGGGGGCTTTTTATTATTTCTTTTCCCGTATCTCCAGCCCACGCGCATCCAGTGCGGCGCTCAATGATGGCGCACAACTTTCGATGACAGCATCGGCCCACCCAGCCTGTTTCATTACCTCTACCAGCGGGTCAGCTTCAATATCGGTATTCCGATAACGCTGAACCTGTGCATTTTTTGCACCAGTTGCCGCTGTGATAATGTGACCTCTGGCCTCCCGCGCCACCTTGAGCGCATCGGTCCGGGGTTGGCGGAGGGCGGCTAGGATTACGTCAGCGTTCTCACGAACCCATGCCGACAGTTCCCAGTCTGTCTCATCAATGAAATCAATAAATTGTTCGGCTAGTGCGGGTTCTTCACATCCATGCCTAACTTCGCGTTCCTGCTTCTTGTCGTCTGTCATATCTCATCCTTTAATGCTTTTTCTGCGTCTTCGATCAATTCAATGGGCGGATAGCGCAAGTAAGACACATGGTCCTTGCCTATCACGCCCAGAAATTCCAGATATTCCATCAAGCGGTAGGCTAAGGTTTCGCCTGCGCGTTCGATGTATCGGTCGGGCAGTGCCAATTCGTCGTCCTCATCGTCGTCGTCTGTCATGCTGCTAATTTCCTTTCGCATGGGTTGCATATTTCGCCTGTCGTGCGCCTGAACAGGCGGCAGCGGGGGCATTTGTCGCCATTGGCGGGGAACCACATCGCAGCAACGCGCGGCAGTTCAGGGTCGGGGCGCTCGGCTTCATGCGCTGCTGGCGGAAACTTGTCGCCCATGACGATGCACACGCCTTCAATGCCGCTGGTCTTGCACATTGCAGCCATGTCGGAATTGCGGGCGAACAGCCCTGCCGTTGTCGGGTCGTCGGTATACAGCATGATGCTGCTATCCTCTTGCTCCGTCACACGACCAAGGCGGCGCTGTTCTTCGCCAGCCAACAGCGCAGCGCGTCTGGCTAAACGCATGACTGCGCCCCATTCGCTTATATTGGTCATTTGCTCTGCCCCTCTGTGTCGTGCAGCACTTCCACACGCCATTTCAAATCGGCATAGCCGCGCTTCCCGCCGTTGCCGTCTGCGAAGGGTTTAGCTGCTTCAATCCGTCGGCCTTCGCTTTCGGCTTCATGCTGCGTATTAAATCCGTCAAACAGCGTAAACTTGCGCGCGTCGTGTCCGCCGCGATATTCGCAGACAAGGGCATACGGCATACCTAACTTAGCAAGCGTTTCAGGTGTCACTTGGCGTTCTGTGGCTTTCATTTGCTTACATCCATCTAGTTATGAAGGTTACGCCGCCCACAGTGCGGCACTTGAAGGCTCTGCCCTTACGGATGCCGTATTGTGACACGTTGCGACTAATGCGCTTGGCATCACCCTTCTTGGTGGCTGGCATGGTGGCGCTCTCGCCTACTTCTAGCGTTCCCATTGGGTAAATCATTGGTCTAGGCATTTGCTTTGCTCCTTTTCGCGTTCTGCGCGGCGTTCCGCGAATGTCTTGCCGTCTAGTCCGCGCAGCGGCCATGCGCTGTCGGATGATACACGGTGGTTCCGGCCCATAGGGGCGGCTTGCTGTGGTTTAATCATGTGTCTGTCCTTTACAGTTCGATTGTAGTTGTCGGCTTGGGCTTGCGGTCGTTCATCCTATCCAGCCAATAGGCTTGCTCAGGCCCATAGGACCGCGCTGCATGGTATTTGAACAGCGCCAAGGCCAGCGGGTCGTGCCCCTTGTGCTTGTGCGTCACAATCAGCGGCGATGGTATCATGGCGGCTAGGTCTGTCCGCCGTGCGCGGTGGCGCGATGTGGCTTCGTCTATATCCTCTATGTCGCGCAGCGTCAGGCGTAGGTTGTGTTCGCGGTTGATGTGCTGCAACACTGCGCTTCTGTCGCTGATATAGCCGCACAGGTGCTTTATTTGCTTGCGGACGGCGTATTCCATCAGCTTTTGTCCCGCTTGCGGTATTTGCCTGTCAGCGGATCGCGCAGGATGCCGTTGCGCTTCCAGAATAGCAATTCGCTTGTGTCGCGCATCCACATGGCTTGCCATAACTGGCGGTCCAAATGCGTCCGCCATAGGACAAACAGTGTTATGGCTTCCAGAGCCAGCAGTGCAATGATTGCGATTTGATAATGGTTCATTGGTCAATCCTCCAGTAGTAAAGTTAATAGGAAAAGGGCGGCTCCAGCGATTACCGCAATCATTTGGCCTCTAGTTGCGCAGCTAAGGTGTTGGCTTGTTCCATCCAGCGGTCAAGCCGTGCGTTTAGTTCGTCAATCTCGCGCTTGGCATCGTCAAGTTGTTCGTCAACGCCTATCAGGCGCTCCAGACGCTCCAGCAGGATAAATTCTAATTCGGTGCGGACGTTTTCCGATGCGTAGTGCGACAATTCGCAGTCGTTCAACATGCGGAGATAGTTGCGGTCTTGTGTCATGTTATGCTCCTTTTGCTTTTGCGATTACTTCGCGTGCATTACGTAATATCTGGCGGCGGTCTTCTTCTGACATTGCATGGTGCGTTGCCATTTCAACCATGTCCTCTAGCGCTTGCAGCAGCAGCGGCGCGGCTTCATATTCGTCCATGTTATGCTTCCCTCACTGTTTTAATGATTGCGTAGATTGATAGGGCGCCAACGCCCCAAAAGAATGTGATGATTGCTATGTGGGCTATCATTCGTCCTCGTCCTCTTCCCATTCGGTCCAATAGCTGTCACCCTCGCCATCGCCGTAAAGCTCATCAAATTCGGCCTCTGTCATGGGCAAACAATCGTCTGAGCAGTAATGCTCACAGCCGCCGTTGATAACATAGCCCTCGTTCATGCCAGCGCCGCAAGCGGTGCATTGTCGTGCGTGAGTCATGTTACTTTGCCCCCTCAATATTCATGGTGGCGCATTGCAGCGCGAATGGTTGTGTAGCTATATGGCGCACCGTCGCGTGTATGCGTCGCGCCGCTTGATTTAAGGCTATCGGTCATCATCCGCGCAGCGCGGTCTTTGGTTGGCGCATAGCCAAGGAAGTGTATCATCTCGCGGTAAAGGCCTTCGTCATTGTTAAGCCAAAGCGATACGTTCCAATGGTTCCAGTTTTTGTGTCCGCTATACATAGTTTCTCACTCCTATTGATTGTTGTTAAGCGTAGCGGTTGGCGCGGTGTTGCGCCGCTAATTCGCGCTTGAATTGCTTAGTGTAAGTGCCGTTGAATTGGCGCATGGTTTGAAACAGTCTATCGACCTTGGACTTGGCAGCTTGCCAGCGCGGGTCCGCTTTGACGCTATCGGGCGTCAAGCCCATTGGCCGGGGCGCATCGCCGGCTAACTCATTTGTGAGCGCCTTGAGCGCATCGGTTGCGTTGCTCAATTCGGCATTGATTGCATCGCGCTGTTGTGTGGCTGTTGTGAAGTCGGTCATGCGATTGCCCCTTTAAATGCGTTTATAACGTCTGCGCCGTTGCCAAGCGTAAAGACATGAACGCGGCAATCGCGGCATCCATGAACGTCTGTTAGCGTTGCGATAACCCGTTGCGCTTGTTCCAAGCTGGCAATGCCAGCCGTTTCGGACACTAAAAGCGTTTCGTCGTCGCTATGCGGCGGCTTGCCCCAAATGATATATTCGCGGTTCATGCTATTGCGCCTGTAAAGACGGCGATTGCCAACAATGCTTTTGCGACGATAGCGACAAATGCGATTGCGTGAATGTTGAAGTCTAACTCTGTCTGTATCATGGTGTCTCACTCCATTGCGTTGTTGATGCCCTCTTATCTACCCTCTTTCGCATAGTGTCAAGCAACAAAATGTGTTGCACTAAAAAAAGATTTTAGGTCCTCTAAAAATAGTCATTTGGCCTAAAATGATAGCCTAACTTTTGCCTAGAAAATGACTATTTTTGCCAAGCGATATTTGGCGCGAAAATTGTTAGGCGAAAAGTTAGGCGAAATAGTCAAAAGTTAGGCTATGAAAACAGCCTAAATTGCCTAGGAAAAAGTCAAGGGTTTCTGCGCTTCACCGAGGATTCTAGGCTATCTAGGCTATGGAATGTTAAGTTAGTTTGAGAAAAGTATATAATTAACCTATATGGTTAAAATATAACTTTCTAGAGAACGACTCCCAAATCGATTGCCTAGATCGCCTAGATGTTTAACAATTGTAAACTTTCCCTGTCATGACCACGCAGTCATGACCACGCAATCGGTCATGACTCACGCAGTCATGGCGTCATGATTTACGCAGTCATGACATGCAATCGCATAGCCTAGAACGCCTATGTTGCAGCGCAGCATAGCTAGCCAATATGTTTTTTACTGACACTGTTGTAAGCCAAAAGGGAAAGGCCAACCGAAAATCTACGCTATAGAACAAAGCCAGAACGCGTCGAGCAGGGGGGTGGGGGGTAGAGGGCCGAGCGCCGCGTGACTGTCACGGGCACGGTACGCAAACAATTTTTATTTTTTTTGCAAATTAAAATGCAACACACTATAGTACGCCCAATGACTTTCTACTCACTGCCATTTACACCTGAGCGGACGCAGGCCACCGAGGCGCGGCTGGAGGCAATCTATGAAGCTGCCCGCTATGGCCTGAAGGGTGACAGTCTGGCGATGGCCGCTGGATTGACCCCGCGGCAGTTCCGCGTGCTGGCCGACGCAGACCCGCTGGTCGAGATGGCTGAGATCAAAGGTCGCAGCGACGGCGAATACACAGCGGCTAAGACCATGTACGAAGCGGCGCGCGATGGCGACAGCAAGGCTGCGCTGGAGATACTCAAGCATCAGCACGGCTGGGTAGCCAAGCAGCAGATCGACGTGAACATCGACCAACAGATAAGCATTACAGGCGCGCTGGAAAAAGCACAGTCGCGCGTCATCGAGGGGCTGTACACTGAACTGCCCCAGCTAGAGGATAACACACATGCAGCAGCCGATATATTCAGCGCAAGACGAGATGGAATTGATGGCGCGGCTGTGGTCGCCCACACTAAAGGATGACCCCCTAGCATTTGTGCTGTACACATTCCCGTGGGGCCAAGCAGGCACACCGCTGGAACATTTCCCCGGACCGCGCAAATGGCAGCGCCAGATACTTGGTGACTTGCGTGACCACATCAAGGCGAACAACGGCAAGGTTGACTTCGACACGGCGCGGCTGGCGATTGCGTCAGGACGCGGAATCGGCAAGTCCGCATTAGTGTCATGGCTTACGATATGGATGCTCTCCAGCAGAATCGGCTCGACCACCATCGTGTCGGCAAACTCCGAAGCGCAGCTACGCAGCGTAACATGGGCAGAAATTACCAAGTGGCTGGCAATGTCGCTTAACAGTCACTGGTTCGAGATAGCCGCCACACGCATCATGCCAGCCAAGTGGCTAACGGAACTGGTCGAGCGTGACCTGAAGAAAGGCACGCGCTACTGGTCAGTCGAGGGCCGGCTGTGGTCGGAAGAAAACCCCGACGCCTACGCGGGTGTCCACAACTTCGACGGTGTGATGCTGATCTTCGACGAAGCCAGCGGTATCCCTGACAGCATATGGTCAGTGAGTGATGGTTTCTTCACAGAGAATACGCCGCACCGCTTCCATCTGGCGTTCTCCAACCCGCGGCGTAACACAGGCTATTTCTACGAGACGTTCCACAGCAAGCGGGCGTTCTGGACAACACGCACAATCGACGCCCGCGATGTCGAGGGTACAGACAAAAATCTGTACCAGCGCATCATCGACGAGTATGGGCCAGACAGCTACCAAGCCAGTGTCGAAGTCTACGGTAACTTCCCATCAGAAGGCGACGATCAGTTCATCGGCAGCAATCTGGTCGATGACGCCATGAAGCGCCCGCCCATCAAGGACGACAGCGCGCCCATCGTCATAGGGGTAGACCCAGCACGTTTCGGGGCGGACGCTACCGTCATCGCCATACGGCAGGGCCGTGACATCTTGGAACTGCGGCGTCACCGCGGTGCTGACACGATGGAAGTGGCAGGCTACGTCATCGACGCCATAGAACAGTTCAAGCCAGCGCTGGTCTGCATCGACGAAGGCGGCCTAGGCGCAGGCGTCGTGGACCGACTGAAGGAACAGCGGTACAAGATACGCGGCGTGAACTTCGGCAACAAAGCCAAGAACCAGATCATGTGGGGTAACAAGCGCGCGGAGATGTGGGGTTCCATGCGAGATTGGCTCAAGACGGCGCACATCCCGTCGGATCGGTTCCTGAAGACAGACCTCATCAGCCCGCGCACCAAGCCGGACAGCAAGGGTACGCTGTTCCTCGAAAGCAAGAAAGATATGAAGTCACGCGGGCTAGCGTCACCTGACGCAGCGGACGCCATAGCGGTGACATTTGCCTTTCCTGTGGCATCTAGAGACCCACGACAAGGACGCGTTGACAGACGCTCCTCAAGCGGGTATTCTCCCGCTGGATATTCTACATCTTGGATGGGCAGCTAGTGGCAGACAAGAAAAAATCAGTGTCATTGTCCGTTGGCAGAGGCGAGAAATTGCCTGTGTCAAAGGGTGCGGGCCTGACTGCCGCTGGTAGAGCGAAATATAACGCTGCAACAGGCAGCAAATTGAAGGCTCCAGCGCCGAATCCGAAGACAAAGGCTGACGCAGGACGCAAAGCGTCGTTCTGCGCCCGCATGGGGGCTGTTGCAGCCAAAGCAAAAGACGGCGAACGCGCCAAAGCTAGTTTGAAAAGGTGGAAATGCCCATGAAAAAGGGTCTATATGCCAACATTCACGCCAAGAAAGAGCGGATCGCCGCTGGATCAGGCGAGAAAATGCGTAAACCGGGCGCTAAAGGCGCCCCCACAGCCAAGGCTTTTAAAGAAAGCGCCAAAACAGCCAAACCAGCTAAGAAGGGTAAGTAAATGCGATCCAAAAAGCCACCTATGCGCGAAAACATTTCGTCGCGTCCGACCGACAGTTCTGGACGCCGCGCAACAGACGCTGACTTAGGTTTGAGCGCCGCTGGCGCCGCCGCCGCCCGTGCGCGCGCAGCCGAAAAGATTTTAGCGCGTGAAGGTACAACAAGTGCAGCCGGCGGACGCCCAGCGGTTAAAACACTACCTAAAATTGCGCCGGCTGAAAAGCGAACTTTACCTAACAAACCTAACAAACCGGCTGAAAAGCGAACTTTACCTGCCAAATCCAACCAACCGGTTGAAAAGCGAATTTTACCTTACAAACCTGTACAGAAACCTGTACAGGTCACACGCACAACCGTGAACATGAAGCCAACACCGGCGAAGAAGAAATAAAATGCCTTTGGTCAAGTCGCCCAGCAAAGCCGCGTTCCGCAAGAACATCAAGGCCGAGGTAAACGCCGGAAAACCTGTCAAACAGGCGGTCGCAATCGCGTATAGCGTGAAGCGTGAAGCCGCCAAAAAAGGTAAAAAGTAACCACAATGGCTGATCCGACAGGTATTAACAAAGTAGGCGACGTAGCTGACCGCGGTAGCGATCCAGCGAACACTCGCGGTGACCCTGATACAATGGCAACTATGCGCCATCGGCTACAGATGTCGATGGCCGCCTATTCGGACAGCCGTGAAGACGAACTGGACGACCTTCGGTTCATGGCCGGCAGCCCTGACAACCAGTGGCAGTGGCCTGCTGACGTGTTGGCGACCCGCGGCGCGGTGCAAGGCCAGACAATTAACGCGCGTCCCTGCTTGACAATTAACAAATTGCCGCAGCACGTCCGTCAGGTGACGAACGAACAGCGTCAGAACCGCCCTGCGGGCAAGGTAATACCTGTTGATGATAACGCTGACATTGAAGTGGCAGCAATCTTCGACGGCGTCGTGCGGCATATCGAGTATATGTCCGACGCTGACGTAGCCTACGACACAGCCTGTGATAACCAAGTCACCTACGGTGAAGGTTACATCCGTCTCATTACGGAATACTGCAACGAAGAGACTTTTGACCAAGACGTGCGGATTATGCGCGTCCGCAACTCGTTTAGCGTCTACATGGACCCTACGATCCAAGACCCATGCGGCGCAGACGCTGAATGGTGCTTTGTCACGCAGGACATGACTAAAGACGAGTATGAGCGCGAGTTTCCAGACGCAACGCCTATTTCGTCAATCCTGTCAACCGCTGTCGGCGATGAAAGCATGTCGGCATGGCTGGACGAAGACACTATCCGCGTTGCGGAGTATTTCTATTACAAGCGCAAGCGCGAAACGCTGAATCTGTATCCAGATAACGTCACTGCGTTCAAAGACACGCCGATGGATAAGCAACTGCGCGCCATGTACGGCAAGCCTGTCCGCAGCCGCGAAGTAGACCGCAAAAAAGTCATGTGGATGAAAACCAATGGCTATGACGTGCTAGACGAGCGCGAGTGGCCGGGCAGTTGGATACCTGTCGTGCGCGTCGTAGGCAACGAATTTGAGGTTCAGGGCCAGATTTACGTATCTGGTCTGGTGCGTAACGCCAAAGACGCACAGCGTATGTACAACTACTGGACCAGCCAAGAAGCAGAAATGCTGGCGCTGGCGCCAAAAGCACCCTTTATTGCCTATGGCGGTCAGTTCGAGGGCTATGAGAACCAGTGGAAGACTGCCAACACGACCAACTGGCCGTATTTGGAAGTCAACCCAGACGTTACAGACGGCGCTGGGAACGTATTACCGCTTCCGCAGCGTGCAGCCCCACCGCTACCTCAAACAGGTCTGATACAGGCTAAAATGGGCGCTGGTGAGGACATCAAGTCCACCACCGGCCAGTACGACGCATCGTTGGGTCAACAAGGCAACGAACGGTCTGCAAAAGCCATCGTGGCACGCGAAAAGCAGGGCGATGTTGGTACGTACCACTATGTAGATAACTTAGCCCGTGCGATCCGTCACATTACCCGCCAGCTTGTCGATATTATCCCTAAGATTTACGACACACAGCGCATTGCACGCATCATTGGCGTTGATGGTGAAGTCAGCATGGTCAAAATGGACCCTATGCAGCAAGAGCCTGTCAAGGAAATTCGTGACCAAAATGGCGGATTGATCGAAAAAATCTACAACCCGTCAATCGGCACATACGACGTTATGGTCACTACTGGCCCCGGCTACATGACTAAGCGTCAAGAGGCGCTCGACGCCATGTCAATGATTTTGCAATCCAACCCGCAGCTTTGGACTGTGGCCGGCGATTTGTTCATCAAGAACATGGATTGGCCCGGAGCGCAGGAAATGGCGAAGCGGTTTAAGAAAATCCTTGACCCGAAAGTCTTGGAAGAAGGCGACCAATCACCAGAAGTCATGGCTGCCAAGCAACAGATTGAAGCCTTGTCGCAAGAACTCAACCGCGTCTCTGACATCATGGAGAATATCCAAGATAGCGCAGAGCAGCAGAAAATCTCCATCGACAGGTACAAGGCTGAAGTGCAGGCTTACGAAGCCGAAACCAAGCGTATCTCTGCTGTACAAAACAGCATGACACCTGAGCAAATTCAGGATATTGTCATGGGTACGATTGCAGGCGCGCTGGATACAGGCGACTTGATCGGCGGTTCACCTGAAATGCGCGAAGTACCGCAGATGGACGAACAGATGCAGCAAGCCCCTGAGATGGGCG